TCAGACGGTGTCCTCGACCAGCACGCGAAAGCGCAGGGCGATCTCGCGCAGCGCGTCGTCCTCGCTGCGCCGGGTCTCGGCATCGACGAAGCCGATCCAGACCACATGCCCGCGCGCGGGCGCGAGCGGGGCGTCGAGCAGCGCGTCGGCGATGGCGCCGGCGGCCTGCTTGGCCTCGGCAAAGCCGGCGCGCGGGGCGTGCACTGTGATGGCGATCCGATGCTCGGCGCCGTGATCGGTGGCGGTGCTCCAGTCCTCGACCTCCTCGTCGCCGAGGGTGGCGTAGACGCCGGAGAGCCCCGCCACCTGCGGCGCCGCGTCATAGATCCGGTCGGCGAGCAGCGCGCTCACCGCCGGATCGGCGGCGAGACGGGCGAACACCGCCTGCTGCAACGGCCAGGCCAGCGCATAGGTCATGAGAACGGGCCCTCCTCGACCCAGAGGGTGAGCCAGGCGCCGCCGGGCTCGGCCTCGGCGACGCCATGGATGGCGAAGATGCGGTCGCGATGGCGCAGCCGCTGATCGGGGCGGGGGCGCTCGGCCGCGCTCGTGCCGCGGCGGATGGTGATGCGATGCGTGATCCGCGCGGTGGGGCGGGTGCCGACCGCGCGCTCGCGCGCCGAGCGGGCCGCGATCTCGCCCCAGAGATGGCCGACCGGGGTCCAGTCGAGCGTCCAGCCGCCGCCGCCATCGGGGCTGCGGACCGGGCTCTCCAGCGTCAGGCGGGCGTCGAGACGGGGGGACAGCGCCATTTCCGCCCCCCTCACAGCCGCACCGGGCGATGCGGCCCGATCAGCGCCGCGATCCCGGCGGGCAGGCCGCGCTCGCCCGCGCCGGCGCGGCGCTCGAACCGCTCCGCCGCCAGCATCATCACCGCGAGCGACAGCGCCTCGGGTACCTCGGCACCGGTGTCGCCATGGCCGGCGGCAAAGCCGATCTCGGTGGTCCGCCCGGCCGGGATCGGGGCCAGGGGCGCGCCGCCCGGCCCGGTCACGCGCTGCCGGGTGGCTCCGGGCTCGACCGCCAGCGCCGCGGCATCGAGGCTCGTGCCCTCGATCGTCAGGCTGTCGATCGCCGTCACCGGCCCGACCGGCAGGATCAGATGACCCGCCGCGTCCCAGCAGGCGACCCTCAGAACCACCGCGCGGCGGATCAGGAATTGCGCGGTCGCACGCTCGATCTCGGCGGTGGCGGCGGCGAGATAGCGGTCGATCAGCGCGTCCTCGGCGCCGTCCCCGGGAAAGCCCTCGCTCAGGCGCAGATGCGCGCGCAGCTCGGCCCGCGTCACCGGCGGCACCGGCGGCGCGGCGTCGATCGTCATCATCGGCGGTCTCCTTGGGCGTGGGAGAAGGGGGGAGGGGCGCCGCGAAGGGCGCCCCGTCGGCCTCAGGAGACGCCGAATTTCAGCGTCTTGATCGCCGCGAAATCGGTCACGTCGCCGCCCACCCGCTTGGTCGCGAAGAAGGTGACGTTGGGGCGGTTGCTGAACGGGTCGCGCAGGATGCGGATGTCCGGGCGCTCGGCGATGGTGTAGCCATGGCTGAAATCGCCGAAGGCGATGGCGAAGCTGTCCGGCCCGATCTCCGGCATCGCCTCGACGATCTGCACCGGATAGCCGAGCAGCCGCGCCGGCTGATCGCCCGCCAGCCCCTCGACCCAGAGAAAGCGGCCATGGCTGTCCTTCATCTTGCGCAGCTCGCCCGCGGTCCGGGAACTCATGACGAAGGCCGCCCGCGCCCGGTATTCCGCGCCCAGCGTGTAGACCAGATCGACCAGCGCATCGGCCGGCGCGGTCGGGTCGAAATCGCCGCTGGTGCCGGTCGCGACATAGCCCAGATTGCCCCAGCTCCAGGCGGCATCGGCCACCATCGGCTTGGTCAGGAAGCCCTTGGGCTTGTTCACCCCGTCGCCATTGACGAAGGCATCCGATTCCGCCCTCAGGAACCGGTCGGCGATGCGCTCGGCCAGCCAGGCCTCCATGTCGAAGGCGGCATCGTCGAGGATGCGCTGCGATGCCGACGGCGCCGCCGACAGCTCGTGCAGCGCGATGGTGATGCGGTCCACCGTCGGCGTCAGATCGGCGACCGCGCCGCTGGTCTCGGTGATCCAGCCCGCGCCGATATCGCCGTGATCGACCAGCGCGTCATAGGCGGTGGCGTCGATCTCGACCACGCGCGAGATCGCCCGGATCGAGGCGCCCGAGCGCAGCACGGTCGCGACCATCTCCGAGGTCTGCGGATCGACCAGGAACCCGCCCTCGGCGGCGACGGCGGTGTTGTAGCCCTTGCCCTCGAGCCCGAGCGCGCGGAAGGCGTCCTCGTCGCCCTGCCGGATATAGCCGCCGAATGCCTTGCGATGCGGCGTCTCCTCCGCGGCACGGGTGGCCAGCGCCGGGCGGCGCAGATCGGCGGATTTGCGGTCGAGCCGCTCGATGCGGGTGGTCATCTCGGTCATGCGCTTGCTCACATCGTCCTTGAAGCGGGTGAAGCCGCGGAGGAATTCGGTCGCGGCGGTCTTGGCCTCGGCGGGCATGGCCGCGCCGGTTTCGGGGTCGGTCATCGGTCGGAATCCTTTTCTCGGGTCGAAGGAGACGGCTCAGTGCCCGGCGAGGGCGGCGGCCAGCGCGTCGGCGATGCTCGCCTCGGCGGGCTCGACGGGGCCGGCGGCGAGCGTCGCGCGCGCCGCCGGCAGCATCGGAAAGGTGACCAGCGACACCTCCCAGAGATCGATCTCGATCAGCCGGCGCCCGCCGCTCTCCGGGTTGGGCGCGGCGCGGACGGTCCGGTAGCCGATGGACAACCCGTCGATCGCGCCGGCTGCCATCAATGCGATTGCATCCGATCCGCGCGCGACCCCGGGCAGGATATGCCCCGCGACCATAAGGCCGCGCCCGTCCTCGTGGATCTCGCTCCAGACCCCGATCGGGGTGGCAGGGTCGTGCTGCCACAGGAACTTGACCCGCCGGCCGGCCCGTGCGAGCTGGGCAAGCGAGCCGGCGAAGGCGCCGGGCTCCACCACGTCGCCGGCCTGATCGGGCTGCCCGAACAGCGAGGCATAACCCCTCAGATGCCCGGAGGCGTCCGTTTCGGCCAGATCGGCGAGCGCCACGAACTTGGTTTCCAGACCGCCGGCAAGGCGGTCCGTTTCACGCATCTGCATGCATCTGCTCCTTGCCATCGCGGATCACGGCCGCGCCCGCGGGCCGAAGCCCAACGCCGCGCGCTTCTCGTCCTCGTCGAGGAAATCGGCCCCCGCGATGCGCCGCCAATGCGCGTCGCGCTCGGCCGCCAGCGCCGGGATCTGGTCGAGATCGGGATCGAGCATCAGCGCCATGCCGCCCGCCTCGCCCAGCCACGCCGCCAGCGCCGCCGCGCTGCGCCGCACCAGCGGCAGCACGGTCAGACGGATGAAGGCCCGGCTCGCCTCCTGATAGTTGGAATAGGTGTTGTCGCCCGGCAGGCCGAGCAGCATCGGCGGCACCCCGAAGGCGAGCGCGATCTCGCGCGCCGCGGCATGCTTGGTCTCGAGGAACTCCATCTCGGAGGGCGAGAAGCCCATCGGCCGCCAGTCGAGCCCGCCTTCGAGCAGCATCGGCCGCCCGGCATTGCGCGCGCCCTGGTGGTTCTCCTCGATCTCCTGCGCGAGGCGGCGGTACTGCTCCTCCGACAGCCCGGCGCCGTCCGCTCCCTGGAACACGATCGCGCCCGAGGGCCGCGCGGCATTGTCGAGAAGCGCCTTGGTCCAGCGCGCCGCCGCATTGTGCACGTCGATCGACGCCGCCGCGGCCGAAAGCGGGCTCAGCCCGTAATGATCGTCGAGCGGGTGGAACGCCTTGAGATGCAGGATCGGGCGATGATCGGGCGTCACCGTCCAGCGGTGGCGGGCATTGCCGAGCCGGTACTCATAGGCCTCGGGCCAGCCATCCTTGCCGGGCACGACATGCATCCGGTCGGGGCGCAGCGCGTGCAGCTCGCGCGCCAGCCCGTCCTCGGCGCCCGCCGCCTCGACATAGGCGTTGCCGGCGAGCTGAAGATGGCCATAGAGCTGCTCCAGAAAGCCGCGCCCGTCCTGCCCGGGGCTCGGGCTGGCCAGCAGCCGCAGCACCGGGTGGTCGGCCATGCGCTCGCCCGCCTCGGTCAGGATCAGCGGGATCGCCGCCGCCGCCTCGGCCACCATGCGCACGGCGCGAAAGCCGATGACGTTCTCTTCATAGCCCGAGCGGATCAGCGAGACCCGGTCGCGCCCGCTCCATATGGCCCGTCCCGGCCCGTGAAAGGCCATCACCGGGCCGGCGGCAGACGCCTTTCGCTCCCGCGCCCGCCCGTCGGCGGTGCGGAACAATCGCAAATCCATGACTGTCACTCCCGTGATTGGGGCGCGGCCGGGTCCGGCCGCCCGGCCTCAGAGCAGCCGCGCCCGCGGGCGCACCGTTGCCGGCGCATCGATCACCAGGTCGGTCAGCGCCCAGACCAGCGCGTCCAGGCGGTCGGGGCTGGCGATGCCGCCGCGCCCGCAGGCGGTGAAGCTGCACATCTGGTCCTCGAGCTCGGGGAAGGCGCCCACATGATGCACCCGCCCCTGTTCATAAAGGGCGGCGACCGGCTCGGCCCGGACCCGTTTGCCCTGGGTCGCACGCACCGCGCGATAGCTGAGATCGGGTGCGACCTGGCGCAGCACCGTCTCGACCAGATCGCCCCCCTGGTTCACTTCGGCAACCACCCGGTCCGCTGCAAACAGCGCATAAGCTTCAGCAGCGCGGCCTGCCCAATCTCGCGGGCTTTGACCAGAAACTGACCGGTCAGCCAGGACGTAAACATGCCAATCATGGCGCTCTCCCTGTTGCGAAAGTCCCGCGACCACCAGGCCGCATTCGTCGGAATTGGGACCCGCCGTCACCGGCGGGTCGATGGCGACCACGATGCGGTCGAGCGCGGGTGCCGCCGTCACCCGGGCCGCGTCGATCACCGCCCGGGTCCAGAGCGCGCCCTCGACCGCCGTCAGCAGCTCGCCGCCGAGTTCCTGACGCCCGAGGGCGGTGCCGGCGAAGCGCGCCTCCAGCGCCTCGACGAAGCCCGGCGCCAGATTGGCGCGGTTCGCCGCGGTCGGCGCATGGGTCGTCACCGTGCCGGGATCGGCCAGGATCTCGCGCAGCACCCTGGTGTCGCGCGGGGTCGTGGTCACGATCTGGCGCGGATCGGAGCCGAGGCGCAGGCAGAATTGCAGCATCTCCCAGGCGGCGCGGGGCTGGCGCCATTTCGCCAGCTCGTCCGACCAGGCACAGTCGAATTGCGGGCCGCGCAGCGCCTCCGGGTTGGCGGCGGAGGCGAGCATCGCCTCCGCCCCGTTCGGCCAGACCACCCGGTTGAGGCTCGGCCGGAAATCCGGCCGGCGGTCGGGGGGGGAGCAGGCCAACAGCCCGCTCTCGCCTTCGACCATCACGGCGCGCACCTGCTCGATCGTCTCGCCGAGCAGGCAGACCCGCCGGGCCCGACCGGGGGCGAGCGGCGTCGCCCCCTCGACCTCGCCACGCAGCCATTCGGCGCCGGCGCGGGTCTTGCCCGCCCCGCGCCCGCCGAGGATGACCCAGACCCGCCAGTCGCCCGCCGGCGCCAGTTGATGCCCCGGCGCGGCCCAGAGCGACCAGATCCAGGGCATCGCCGCCAGCGCGTCGTCGGACAGCGCGTCGAGAAAGGCGGCGCGCTCCGCCTCAGCCAGCGAGGCGAGCGAGGCGGCTTTCGATTTCTGCACGGGCGGCCTCCAGGTCGATCATCTGCCGGCAGTCGCGCGCCAGCTCGCGCCCGAGTTTCTGACGCATCTCCAGCACCTTGAGCAGCGCCTGCTGGTTCTGGCGGATGAGGTCGAGAACGGTCTTGAGGCGGTTTTCGTCCACCGGGTCGACATCGACCGCGAACAGCCGGTCGATCTCGAGTTCCAGAAAGGCGGAGACATCGGCAAAGATCCGGCGGGCCGAGGCCAGCGTGTCGTCGACGTCCCGCCCCTCCCGTCGCGAAGGGTGCCGACCCTTCCGCGGGTCGATCGTTGTTGTCAC